AATATTCATGACGACTATACACCTTTAACGCTTAAACCCGCTAAAGATACGTTGATATGCACACCGCTAGTAGAGGGGTGGAACTTTATCAATAAAAGTTTAGAAAATGGTATGACAGTTTACAACTTTCATCCAAAAATAAGAGAGCAAAAACAGTATTTATATCCTAAATTCAGTGCTGCTGAACTTCAAAAGCAGTTATCTTGGATTAATAATATTGTTACCTATGCTCCTACTTGTGTATTTTTTTGGAACACAGAAACATATATTGATCTAAAGTATGTTGATATAAAAAAACCTATAGAAAAACTATACTCAGTAGCAGCTAGTTTTAAACCTAACATGATCCTACATAAGTTTAACTTCACTCCAAGTACAGAGGTTGTTTATTATGATTATAGTAAGCCAGCCTTAGCTTTTAAAAAGCTGCTTATTAAAGAATGGAATGGTGAAGATTATCCTAGATTCCTCAAATATGCTACTGATAGATACAGAATTAATGGCACAGGTGGTAACTGGACTGAATTTATGACTCAAGACGAGTTGTGGCAGAGAGAAATAGACTTATGGGGTGGTGAACAGGTTATTAAAGATCATTGGGAAAAATACAAAACACTTAAACACTCTTATGTTCATTGTGACATTTGTGAAGACCCAACACCTCTTACAAGCAAAGTCACAGACGAAGAAAACTCAATTATTTGGTGGAGCAATGCTTTTCATACCGTAAATGCTCACTATGTTAGAGGCTTAGAGGGAATTACAAATTCCTATAATACTTGGATTGATCAATTACACACTAAAAACAAAAATCTATGGATTCTAGGTAAAGATCATTTAGATAAACCAGCTGATGGAAAAAGGTTATTCGAATATGTTAATGACGGCAAAAACCAAACTTGACTTTGATACAGACTGGTTAGAGTCTTTAAAGTTTAAAGAGCATAATGATTCTGATCTAGCAGGATATGTTGACGCAGTAGCTATAAAAAGTTGGGATGGCGATGTTTATTCTTTTTATAGACCCAAACCTATTGAAGATCCTAAAGACTATAGATATACAAGATACTATAACAAATGTAAAAGTTTAGTTGATTATTTTCAGTTTGAAACGTCTAGAGTAAGAATTCATCGGCAAATGCCAGGAAAAACTCTTCCTCTCCATACAGATGATAATAATATTGAAGCTAGGAATAATGATGATTTTAGATTACGAGCTGTTACAGCTTTAACCTCTAGTCCTGATTTTATTTATACATTTCAACATAATAACGAGATAGAACAATTTACTCTCAAAAAAGGCGAAACAGTAGTTTTTGATCCAGATTTAGTAGCGCATGGTATGATGAATCAATCAAAAACAGAAATTAGATATGCTTTAGTTCAGGTTTTTAAAGCATACCCAGTTACCCCTTGGTTAAAGCAGTTTTTAAACAAAGAACAGATAGTTAAACTATGAATATTGACTTTGGTACAGCATTCCATAAACCTAATGGTAATGCTGTAAAAGTAACAATTAATGAATTTAGAGATGTACTTTATCTTCACATCCGAGAGTATTCAATGGATGGTGACACTGGTCAATGGTATCCTACTAAATCAGGATTTTCAATACCAGCAGATGAAGTAAGCTCGTTAATTCCCTTATTAGAAGACGCTAGCGATGCTGTAGCTCAACGCTATGTTTGGAGCACGCAATTAGAATTAGAATTGGAGCAAAAATGAGTATTAAAGCATGGAGTGATGAACAAGAAATTGAATTAATTAAACTCTATACTGAACAAGACGTGAAAGACGTTCACTATTTAGCAAATCACTTCTCAAAAGGTTATAGAAGTGTTATAAGTAAATTAGTACAATTAAAAATTTATGAAAAACCTGTGATTGAAGAAGATGATAAATCTCAAACAGTAAAAGTAATGTTAAGAGATTTGGAAGAAATCTTAGATATCCAAGTTGAAGGTACTAACTTAAATAAAAAAGAAAACTTAGTAAAACTATTAGAAGCTATTAAAAAGAAAGTGAATGAATAAGTTTTTTATTATTGCTGAGAAAAACAAACAAAGCATGAATGAAAAATACTTAGAAACTTTTATACCTCTTGATTACAAAGATGGTATAAGTTTTGATCACGATATCAGATACTGGCATTCTCTTTATTTTGGAATGTTTCTTCTAGATTATTTTAAGTTACCAAAAAAGGTGTGCGTAGATGTAGGAACACACAAAGGCTTATATGCTTCTGTCTATGCTCGTCACTTTTCAGAGGTTCACGCATTTGAACCAAGTCCCCCTCTACATACAGTAGCTAACTTAAACTTTATAAGACAAAATATACCTAATATTACACTACACAAAACAGCTCTATTAGATGAGTCAATTGAGTGTAAGTTTTACACCCATTATCTAGATGATAAAAAAACAGATATTTCTGGCAGCAACTCAGCTTTAATTAATTATAGCTCTAACCCCCAGATTAAGAAAACAGACGTTTCTACTATTATCTCTAAAACTTTAGATAGTTATAATCTAGACATTGATTTTATTAAAATAGATGCTGAAGGAAATGAGTATAAAGTCTTAAAAGGAGCAGAAGGTACTATATTAAAAAGCAAACCTGCTATACAAGTTGAATTAGCAGGAGTATCTGATCTAGAACCTTTAATACATGACTACTTAATTAGTTTAGGGTATGAAAAAGTAAACTTAAAAGAGTTTTCATATATACACCCCTTATTAACCAATATTGATAATGAATTTTATCTACAAAAGGAGACTTTAAATGGCAGCTAAAAAGAAAAATCGTCTTAATAAAGCTTGGATGATTCCAGAAGGAGAAAAACGTGACTCAGCTTCTTATCACTTTATTCACCCTAAAACACTGTCTCAAATTAGGAATGGTGTAAAATTGCGAATGCGCAAGTATCATCCAAAGTTACGTCAACATGTATGGTTTGTAGAAACCCGTATGCCACCACATTCAAAGTAGAGGATAAAATGAGAGAAAGTTATGAAGACTACATGAAGCGACGCCTCCGTGAAGAAGAGGATGATCGTAAAAGAAGAGCCGAATATGAAGATCGTGAATGGCAACGTTTGACACAGCTAGCAGAGGCTAAAAAGAAAATTGCTGAATCAAGGTCTCATCACGATATCGTAGAACCTAAGATTTATGAATCCCCAGACGGTGGTAAGACTGTTTATGAAAGGGATTTTGGAGCCCCGATCAGTACTAGAAAACTAGTCATGTCTCCTGAAGAGCAAAAAATTAAAGACTATCTTAAAAAAGATAAACCGTTTATACAATATGGTAAAGACGAACACGAAGTAATGATTTCTGCTGAAGATATTGATAAAATTAATAACTCAAATAAAGTAGATATGGTTAATCACCCACCTCACTACAATAAAGGTATCGAAACTACTGATTATATTGATTCTTGGGAAATGGGTTTTTCACAAGGTAATGTGGTTAAATATGTTACTCGATACAATCTTAAACATGACACTAAAGAAAAGCAACTCGAAGATCTTAAAAAGTGTCGCTGGTATTTAGAAAAGTTAATTCATAAGGTAGAAAATGAAGAAAGAGATTAGTAATTACTTTGCTACAGAATGGACAACCACAGAAACAGATCCATACGTAGTTTGGTGGGTTGAAAACTCTAGAAATACGTTAGATGTAGGTTGTGGTTTCAATCATTATAAAAAATATTCAAACTCAAACTTTATTGGTCTTGACCCATTTAATTCAGAAGCTGATGTTCAAATTGATATTTTAGATTTTAACACCTCACAAAAGTTTGATTTAATAATCTGTTTTGGGTCTCTTCATTTTTATAATTATGATTGGATTGATGAAAGACTAAAAAAAGTTCTATCACTTCTTGATGAAAATGGACGTATTTTAATGAAAGTAAATCCTAACACCCCCAACAACGATGGATCTACTCTCCAATGGTTTGATAGATGGACAAAACCTCTTGCTGAACATTTTGCTACGTTATACGGATTAAAAGTAGAAAATGTTAGAAACGCAAAAAATGGTAGATTCAAATTTGATTTTACCCGATAAAATATTTTTTACAGGGGTTCCAGGAAGTAGATGGAGTGGTATATCACAAGAAATAAAGAAAACACCTGGATTTAATACTTCAGACTTAAACCAATATCGTAACTATCAGCACTCAGAATTTTCAGGACATTGCGGAGCATATTTTGGCACAGGCATGGAATTTTCATGTAACTTAAGCGAAACAAATCTAAATGCCCCATTTTCTAGCTCTAAAGGCACAAAGTTACTTTTAAGTCATGAATGGCCTTTTTATTTCTCTGATATAATAGATAATTATCCTAATGCTTGGATACAGTTAGTTTATAGAGATAATCTAGAAAGTTTCAATTGGTGGAAACAGGCTGGGGGTTTTAATATCAAATATCCAAATTATGATTGGTTTGAAAACGAGTCTGTAATGCTAGAAAGAATCATAGAAATAAACAAGCTAATTCTTAATTTTGGTCAAAAACACAACCTCAAGTGGTGTCAACACCATAAACACGCAGATGTATTTATTACGACATTCAAACCATGATTGAATTACTACTAGGAACACTTTACGGATTACTAATAGGTATTATACCGTCAGCAGGAGCAACTACAGGATTAGTTGCTTTATATGGTTTTATGGTCTATTTTCCTAATGAATATTCTGCTATAATATTTATTATGGCTACTGTTGCTGCCTCTACCACAGCTGATACACTAACTGCTATTCTTTTAGGTATTCCAGGAGCAAATAGTGCGGCTGCAACTATTCAAGATGGTTATCCTTTAGCAAAAAGAGGAAAAACAGAATTGGCCTTATCTGCTGCTATAACTTCTTCTACTCTAAATGGTTTAATTTGGGGCATAGTAGTATTTTTATTACTAGATAAATTAGATTTTATTTATAATTATATAGGCAGTAAAGAATTATGGATTATTACTCTATGTACTTTTTTAAGTGTTATATTAGTATTAGGTAAAAAATGGTATTTAGGTGTTTTGGGTATTATTCTTGG